CCAAAAGATTGGACTTCATTTTGAGCACCGGCAACGCCACGCTTTAATTCGTCAAAGTCTGCGTCAAAGGTAATCTTTACTTTTGGAATTCCAGCCATTAGTCAAGTCCCAACTTTCTCACAACGGTTTGAACCATCTCGGCATATTCTCTCGCAACTATTGGCACATAATAATCAACGGCAGGATTGATCCAATAGCCGCGCTTGTTCGATGGAGCTTTGAATCTATCTGTATATGCGCGTCCGCGTGAGTCCACGCCTTTGTGAGATCCGTATTCTGTTCCCCAAAGTAGCGCACCAGCCGGAGCGGATTGCTGGCGTACTTTTGCACCTTTGCCCGACTTTGATTGCTCTCCGCCGTACTTGCGACCAACTTTCTTTGATCCGCCAATATCAACACGAATCAATCGGTCACGCTTTGCTGTAATAGTCTGCGCAACCAGTTTTGTCTGTGGAGCTGGCGCGGATTGGCTAAACATAAGAAGTTGTCCGGCTAGGCGTTGAGATAATGGAAGCGCGCCATTTCGGATTTCGTCTTGAGATTCTTTATCGAGCTTATTTAGCAAGCCGATAAGATTGCGAAATTCGACAGGATCGACAGTTATGGCAAAAGTGCCTCTACCTGCCTTTGTTGCCATTTCGTTTCTCCAAAATCTCGATTGCTGTGAATATCTGCTCCGCCGTTTCCCACTCTTTCATTGGAATCCCTGTTGTAAGTGCCAGTTCAACCAATACCCGATTTAGGCTTCCAACGGCGTAGCTTTTGGGCTTTCTGTTTCTTCCGATCTAATGTCATCAACCGTGTCGCACCAAATTTCATAAGGTTTGATCGCTTGACCGGCTTGCTCTCTTTTCTTCGCGTTATATGCCAAGAATAGAAGATCATCAAGCCCGACATTTTCGCCAAGCTGCGTGACCTTCAAGCCGGTCTTGCGTTCCCACTTTACAAATTCCGGTGTTGAAGCGATAAACGATTCAGATTCGCCCGAAAAGTATTGAATTGTGATTGCTGTTTTCATGCTCCCGATTTCCTATCTTTTAGCTGAATGTCTCGGTAGGTGTACCGACGACCTGAAATGAAAGTGAAACGGTCTGTGCGTCCGGTGCTGATCCGCCCACGGATGGGAATGTCGGAAGCACATTGAATGCAAATACCGCTCCGGTTACAGCTGTAAGAGACACAGCCAAAGTCGTGTTTGGTGCTGATTCTGTCGCTGTCCATAGAGCTTCGCAGAGTGATCCGCTTGCGCCCCAGTCTGCGAGCATTTCAACATTGAGTGTCCATGAATCGTCGATTGCCTTGTAAGCGCGTCCGTCGAGTGTCTGATATGTCTCGATGACATGGTCTGCTTCAAGTGAAACGGTTGATGCTTGTGCGTCGTAGCTAACGGTCGCGATCGTCAATGCGAGATCGCGTCCTGTGATGACGGTCGTTGCCATTTTTGCTCCTAGTTAGTTTGTGTGTATTGCGTTGATATATCGATCTCACAAGCTAGGACTTCGGATCCGCTCGCAAGGGTCATCGGGATTGGATTAGACACAGACCCGACTGTGTAACCTTGCGGAATAACCGCAAGAATGCTCATGACTAGCTTTTCGATATTGTCGAGAGAAGCTGCGTTGGAATACATAGCGACTCCAACGGTAATGACAAGATTGATTTTGACACGCGTGGATGTGCCGATGAGATTCGCTTCAAGATATGGCGTGTTCGGCACAATGGCAGCAAATGGCACTTGTGGAGATTCCGGTACGGAATCATAAGGATTCACCGCGACCGATGAAAGAGCTGTCTTGAGTGCTCCGCGGACATTGACCGCAATTGAAGAAGCCGTCATGCCAGCATCGCTCCGGTATCCAGCGATTTGCCAAGTATTCCAATCACACGATTCAAAAGTGACCGACCGATTCTGTACGGTGTAGGCTGAAAATCAACTCCTTCAATTTGTCCGCCGGCGGCTGTGATTGATTGGAAGATTTCAACTGAAACGACCATGAGAGCTTCGTACACGGCAGGATTTGAAGCATAGATTGTCGCAGCGTCATAGCCTGAAAGATAAGTTGTTCCGTTAGGAATGACCGCATTCATCGCGATGTCTGCATTTGTCTTTGCATAAGAAAATTCGTATTCGCCACCAATTGCTGTGACTGTATATGTGCCATTGAATGTTGCATCTACGCTTGAAACAACAACACTTGATCCCACGATGTAATTGTGTGGTGTGTTAGTTGTAAGGGTTGCGACATTGGAAGCAATCCGGCGATTTGTAACGGATGAAGAATATGAGACAAGAAGCGGCAAAATCGTGAGCTCGCTAGTGTCAATCACCTTTTGAAGATAAGCATCAGAGTAAAGAGAAGAGCTCACTTGCAAGACATCCCGTAGCTGCGTCGGAGTGACAATTGACATGTGAGCTCTTCCCTTCTTCTGCTCGACTAGCTCGGGAGCGAACTAGTCGATGTTTAAGTGTGGCGGATTACGCCTTGTTATTCTTGAATGCGCCAGCTGCGATCTTTGTCGCACAAGCACCGAATGAATAAACGCCCACGGTGATTGAACCGTCGGCTGTTGATTCAGCGCGGAGCTGATAGCTAGGTGATTCGTACCATGTGTAAGCATCTGGATTGACAACAAGAATTGTGCCATCTCCATCGCCCGCATTTGTTGGATCTACATAAAGATTCAATCCTGCGACATTTCCGAGAAGTGATGTTGGAGCGACCTGTCCCGCCGCGTTCATTGGGTTTGTTGCTGTGTAGATTGGACGACCCGCGTCGTTCAAGCCCATGATGTTTGACCATTGTCCGGTGGACACGATCATGTTGCGAGCAAATGGATTTGCAAGACCAGCTGTTGCGCCATAAACGCTTGCTGATCCGCGAGCAACTACGCCAAGAAGCTCTGAAGCTGTTGGATAAGTTGTTGTTGTTGTGCCATCGAGTGTTGCACCTGCGATGAGACGACCATTGACATACGCATTCTGCGCCTTTGCCATCGCTGCAACCATGTTGCGCAAGAGCTCATCGTAGAAAAGTGGAGAAGTGCGTGTAAGAAGCTCTACGCTAAATTTCTGCTGGCCGGCGAACTTTTTGACATCCACAGAAACGAACGCGCTGTTTTGGTCGGTTTCATTGAATGCTGCATCTTCAGCTGTTTCTGCAACTGTTGGAGCAACTGTGATTTTTGGAATCTCGAAAGTCATACCGGCATCTGGAAGAGTACCGCGTGAGATTGCGTCGATTGATGGGCGAATTGTTGTTGAAAGTCCGTTGATGACTTCAGCAAGCTGACGAGTTGGTACAAGACCAGCATTGTCTGTGGTGTTGTCCGCTGCCATGATGTATTGACGAGCATCTTCAGATCCGAGAGCTGCCTGAACCTTGTTTTCAAGATACTTTGCAGCTGTGACTTCGATGCGTGGTGATGTGTACGCGACAGACTTGACTGACGCTGTTACTGACTGTGCGGCTTCTACCGTCTCGACGGTGTCCGCGTTTGTGACGGTGTTTTCCACTTCGTCTCCTTCTGTTGTTGGTGTTTCTTCTGCATCCGGTGTGGATTCAGAATTTTCTTCGCCGGTTGTCGCGGCTACTTCAGCGACACGGGCAGATCGCACCGCGGGCTCTGATACAAGTGCGACACCTGTGAGCTCTCCGGCTAAGACGCGCATTGTGCCGTCCTTTTCGTTTATGTAATCATCGACGGCAAGCTCGATTGAGAAGCCATCTCGAAGTCCATCCATCGCTTCAATCAAAGCATCGTTTCCAGCTGTTGTTGAAGCAATTTTGAATGTTGCATTGATGGCTTGATCGCCATCGAGTGACATCTCGAGCACTTTACCGATTCTGCGTGTACGGTCATGCTCAAGGTTAAGAAATACAGGCTTCGGAGAAATAGATCCCTTAGCAAATACGACTTTGCCAGTTGATGCATTTGCTGGCTCTTCAAAAGCCACGATGCGTCCGGTGATTGTGCGTGATTCTGAATCCGCAGCTGTGATTGTCATTGGAGTTGTTAGCTTCATCCGATTAAGTCCTCTTCCATTCTGATTTCATCTACCGTCATCACTCCGATGCGGTTGAGAATTTCGTACACTTGCGCTCTTTCGTAAGGATTGCCACGCAAGAAATCGTCCAAGTCATAACGCACATATTGAGAAGCCGGCGTGAAATCTGTCAAAGATAAACGCTGCTCGATAATTGTGAGGATTGGACGAATTGAAAAGTCGATGAGATCACGACGCTGATTGACAGCGTTAGAATATGTCATCGATGATGGATCTGCTGAAGCGAACCATGCTGGCAAGCCAATAGCACGACAAAGCTCGAGCGCAAGATAGTTGCGAGCTTCATTCATCTGAAGATTCTTTGGATCGTACCCAATTGTGTCCATCTTGATGTCTGCATTCAAGAATGTCACAGCCTTTGAAGCCTTATTTTTGAAAGCGTTGATAAGTGATGCAACGCGATCTTTTGGAAGCTGTACGCCATTGGATGATAAAACAATTTGTGGAATTGGATTAAGAGCAAAGTCGTAGGCTGCTTTTTCAAGCGCGTGTGCTGCGCGAACTGTACGACCAGCGCGATTCAAAAGTCCTTCTTGCATATTTCCAAAGACGACAAGATCTTCAGCTGGAATTGAATATCCATCCACACGATATGCATCGATTTCTGTGCCGAGTGCGTTTGTCATTACTTCCACGCGCTCCGGAGCAATTCTTTCCATCGCTTGAATGCGTCCGGTGTCTGCATAGCGAGCTAATACGCGGGCGTAAGCTGCGGGACGAAATAGTAAATCTTCAGCAATCCACGCCCAAAATTCTGCGCCGGTAATTCGTGGATCCGGTTGATTGATAACGCGTGGAGAATAGACAGTCTCTTCGGTTTCTTTTACTTTTGTTTCAAGTGGAAGTGATGCAACGGTTGAGCAGATAATTCCGCGAGCGCGAGCAATTACAGGGACACCCATCGCTTCGGATCGTGTAGCACTTTGTCCATACGCAAAATATGGAGCTCCAAGAGCATCGATTGAATTAACGGGTGCAAGAGAAGCATCGACTGTCGCTTCAGCAATTGGCTTTGGCGCGGTGACAAAGAGATCAAATAAACCCATGCGCCAATTTTAGAGATCCAATAGCGTTAGCCGATCATAATGTCAAGATCCGTCTGTGGGCGTGTCGCGTAATGTGTGACGAGCGCACAAGCCACGGTCGCACACACAGTCGATTGAGAAGCTCTGCGTCCAATAGTCCATCCGCCATCGCCGAAAGGAAGCCTCGCAGCTGAAAGGATCTGTTTCGTCAATTCGGGTTGATTCCCGTGTCGGAGTCTTTTTGATGTGATTGCTCCTAAAAGTTCGTCGCAAGATTGACCGTAAAGAGCCCCGTCTATATCGGCGAGTGGGATTCCGGCTGGCGCAAGTCTAGCCGCAATCGCGCTAGAAGTTCGGCGGCTATACGCCAACACTTCGACAGGGAATTCAGCAAAGTGATCCGCGATGTCATTGGCAATGGCTTTATCGTCAAGTGAAATCGGGTTGTGCCATGTACGCAAGAGCTTGACGAAGAATTGGTCGTCATTTATCCGCTGACCGATTACGAGAGCTGCATCGCGTCGATCCGGTGAGCAATCCAGTCCCATCCACACAGTCGATTCGGAATCAATCTCAAATCCGTCGGTTGCGCATTCCGCCCATTCGCCAGCGGGTATCGCCGAGCTGATTGTCTGAACCCATCGACAAAGGACTTCGGTACGAACGACATCCGGCGGGTCATTCATAACAGCTCTCAGGTTATCAATGTGTACGGTGTGACCAAGAGCCGGATTTGCTTTGGCAGCTCCCGCCCAAAATTGCGGTGAGTCATCGATTTTGTCGTAATCACTAGACCATTCAAAATAGCCAATATCATCCGTAGATCCACCGGCTGCGCCGATACCACGCTCGCGGATTTGATTCAAGACAAGACTGTGCTGATCTCCGGCATTCGAATAGCTCCAAAGCTGCGGATTTTCCGCCGCCATCATGGTGTACCGAAGCGAAGCCCATGTGGTCTCATCCTTGAGCTCACGCGTTTCGTCAATGTGTACCGTGGATGGCTTTGAGATACCGCGAGCCGCGCTTGCTCCGGCTTTGACCATGTAGCGATTTCCATTCAAGCATTCGATTTCCTCGGATCCATGAGCCCACCGGATTCGTTTGACTTGCTTTGCGAGCCCGTCATTTCCTTCGATGGTCTGTACGAGATCGCGGAATGTTTCAAGAGAAGTCGTCAATCGGTGAGCTGTACCGATTTGCAGCTTGTTGTCCCATTCGAAAAGTCCCATGAGAATGCGTTGCTTCATGAATGTCGTCTTTCCTTGCTGGCGCGCCACGACCAATTGGACGAGTGGGTGCAACCAACGACCATCCGGCTTTATACGGTGAGCCTCAATTGCCAGCCATTCTTGCCACGGCATGAGCGGGAATCCGATGCTATTGCTGAAATCGATGAGCTCTTGTCCACGCGTAGGCAAATCCGGACGCAAGCGTGAGTGGATTCTCGGAGTCGGAGAGCCA